CAGCAGAAAAGAATAACTCATACCTTTTATTGCGGACGAAAAGCACGATGTCATGTGGATCAATAACCGGGCATTCGGTCAGACCCTGATCGCGGAAATAATCATCTACAATCTGAGCAGCCACATCGGTGCTGCACAAATTAAGTCCATTCGGATCTTTATTGATCAGCCTGTCTTCTCTCCAGAACATTGCGCAGATCCGCGCGGTATGCTCCAGATCGAAGATCTGCCAATGCCCGCTTTCCTTCCCTCGCCAGAACTCAAGCCGCTGCCAGTTCTCATGGAATACCTTGTGGCAGCTCGGGCAAACCGTCAGCACATCACGGAGCCGTTCACGGCCTAGCCGCTGATAGGTCAAGTGGTGCGTTTCGTATGGTTCGCCCCTCATGTCTCGATGGCAGACGGCACATAAATAGTTGTCAAACTCTAGCCGGGCTTTCCTGACCTGCTTCCATCTGGGATGTTTCAGATACTCTTTGTAATCCATCCGGGAACCATCCGGAAGATATGCATACCCCATCAGTCTGCCTCGTCAATATCGTTGCTGAAGCATCTTTCCAGCTCGATCAGGTCCTTATCTATGGCCTGCTCAATAATTGCACTGGAGACCCTATTTAACGGTCTTCCGGACTCGTTGGCGATGTCCACAAGCAGGTTGTATGCTCTCGGGGAGATCTTGATGCAGGAATTCTGCCCAGGCTTTAAATGGCTCAGCTTCTTAGCGGGAATGATAATCTTATCGTCTTTCATTTATGTTTATCCTTTCATAGAAAAAGCAGCCATCCAGCGAACACCAACCTCCGGCTGCTATGGTTAATGTGTTCTTGCGGTTCGGGGTGCTCTGCTTGCCGCCAATTATGTCCCCAGGGTCTTTGATAAGGCAGTCGCAGCTCTGCCATATATAAGAAAGGAGGTAGGATAGTAAGCTATTTCTCCATGCCGTAATACTCTCGGATTGCGGTATCAACGGCCTTCAGATCGTTAGGGATCTCTAGATCGAACATCCCTTCCGGCGTTTTCGCCGTGCTCTGCCCATTTCCCTGTGTATAGAATTTGTGATCCTGGCAATAGATCACGATATCGAAGCAGCCTTCGATGGTCAGCTTTTCATCAAGCATCTTTCCGATTGTCTTGACCTTCTCCCGGCCATCTGTGTCTGCTTCCGAATGATGCAGGAAGTAAACGATTTTATCGTCTTCTTCCAGATCATTGATGAAATGAATGAGGTTCCTGAATTTAGCCGCCATATCGGTGAATTTGTCGTATCCCTTCTCAGCGGCGCGGTCAAAGAGCTCATTGACCATTAAATATTGGCTATCATCAATAACAATGCTCTTGGCCTTGGATCGCCTGATGATCATCTCCACCCAGGCATATTTTGCGGCATTCAGCTGGGCAGCGCTGTTGATCCCGGCACCGAAGTCCTTCGGGATCCGCGCCACCTTCAGATCTGATTTGAAAGGTAACCGCCCTTTTTCAACGGAGATGATCCCCAGCTCATCAGGGCTGAAGTTCTTCAGGCTGTATGTCTTACCCGATCCGCTGCGGCCAATAACTAAAACAGGCAAGCTAATAAGTCACTCCCCCTCTCTAGCGTATCCTGATGCTCTCTGTCTGCTTCAAGGTGGCGATGTCCTTATATTTCTCCGGATCTTCCTTAACAGCCGCCAAAAGGGCCCTTCTGTCGATCGTAGGCGCATGCTGTACCCAGAATTCTTTTGGCACTTTGCTTTCGTCCACATCGCTCAGGGAAGGCGCGTTCTTCTGAATACCGAACGAATACAACCGTGTTTTAAACTTCCGGTGACCGGTTGCGATCATTGCGCTTTCAAGTGTCCGCTTGCAACGCTCAGCGTTTCCTTCAAGCTGGGCGATCTTTGCAGACAGCCGGTCCCGCTCGACCTTCAGCATGTCGGCCTGGCCCTGCAGTGACTTGGCAACAACAGCGTACTGCTCCGCTTTGTCCTCGAATTCATACTCGACGCCTTCCAGCGTGTCAGCGAAGATCTGCGCGTCAACTTCGCCGTCTTCGGCCAGATCAAAAAGGCGCTGCATCTCTTCGGTCAATTCATAAATAGTCATGTCATTCCTCTCTTTCGTAATCGAAGCCCCGCATTGCTTCGCAATGATCTGCGGCACGGATCAGCATCTTCATGAAGGCCTCGGCCTTCTCTAAATTAGTGTCACCGCAGACGTTATGCCAGCTTGTCGGGAAAGCATCTTCAGTCTCAAAACACTTATAACTGCTTTTTCTCACGTGGCACATGGTAACGTGGATATTTGCTCCGCGGCTGGTCAGAGATAATGTTGCAATGCCGTTGAACTGCTTATTAAACAAGTCAATCAACAGCATCAGCTCCTCAATTCTGCCGATGGACAAGCCACAGGCGAATGTGGTATGATCTGTGTGAATGAATTTTTCATTGCCGTCCTGTCTGGTGGTTGCTGCCACCGGCAGGGCATTTTTATTCTCCATGCTCTTCTCCCTTCTGCTCATAAGGCCGGTGACGCATCTGCCAGATCGCGCCCTCTGAAGGCCTGATTGATCCGTGCTGTAGCTTCATACACGGAAGCTTGCCGGTTCTCTTTATCCAGTTCGTGTATTTCTCCAGCTCACGCCGGGCGTTTCTGCCCCTCATCTGAACTCCTCCCAGGGATCCAGCACCTCATACACAATCTTGATTGGTTCCTCGTCCTTTGTGATTTCCTCGTCCTCATCCTCATCTTCGTCGAACTGATCCGGCTTGCACGTCACCAGTGCCGTAAAGGTGGCTGTGATGATGCCCCAGATGATTACCCAACCCAGTGTTGTGCCGTAAACCGTTGCGGCCAGTGTGCCGACCCCGCCGGCAAGCATGATGGTTATTTCCCTCAAAAGCGCATATCCTTCTTTAATAGTCATCTCTCATACCCCCTATAATTCTTGTCAGAGACCATATCTCCCCCATACGCATGGTCTCCGGATGCAATTTCCTGTGGATCAGTGTTCTCGGGTTCATTCCGGCCCTGTTAGCAAGCTCTTCATATGACTTGATCCCCTTCATGGCCATCCCTGCGGCCAGCCACGCCTGAAGTTTAAGCTTGCTGTCGGCATCCGGGTCCCGGTTCCTCAGCTTTGGCATTTCCTCACCCCCTTTGATATACTGTTTTCAGCAGGTCTGACGCCTCCGCGAGAACGGAGGTGAACGCCCATAAAGAAATACACTCGTTCTTCAAAAGAAGTAGCAGTTCTTTTGAAGGAAGGGTATAGACTGCTCTCCATCTCATTTTTCATGAATGGAGACGGCACTGCCCTTTTCATCCTTGAGAGGTAACACCTCTCCGCAACCCGTAAACCTTTAACTGCAGGCCTGCATGTGGCCTCACCGTTTCGCGGACGGTGGGGCTTTCCTTATGGACGCTCGCCTCCGCTCTCGAAGATATGCTATACTCCCTTCAAGAGATGACTCTCAGGAAGGAGGCCCTGCTGTGATTACCAAAAAACAACTGAAACTGCTGAGACAAATCAACCGCAAACCACGCACCGTTCGCTGGATCCGGAAGAAATACTCCCCGATGGATCCCCGGGACATCCTCAGCGGAATGTTTACGCTGGTGAAACCATCTGACATGCGGCTCCCGGATGATGCGATCCTGTCCATCACGAAGGAAGGCATCGTCGAGGTGGAAGCTCATCAGTGGTTTAACTGGCAATATGTCATTACCAATATCGTTGTGCCCATCGTGATCGGCGTGGCTTCAGCTGTGATTACAAATGCAGTAATAGCCTTGCTATGATCGTCCCAATAACTCCGCCTATGATCCCGGCGATTGCTGGGATCTTTGCGTCTTCAAAGAAATCTCTCCAGTCCATTGGATCCCTCCTAGAACACATCATCCTCGATCATCCCGACATTCCAGATCACTACGTCGCTGACATCCGGATCCTGCAGCAATGGCTCGGAAATGTTAGTTATCGCCATAGCTACCGCGATTGTGATGTTCTTAGCCGTCAGCTTGGCCTGCTCCTCTTTCTGTCTGCCGTCGGTGTATTTGATCGAG